GCCCCCTTTCGGGGGCCACTTGAGCAATGTCTTGATTGACTTGCCTTTGATCTCTTACCATACATGTTCAGGAAAAACCTGGACTCATTTATGGGTTAGAGGGCTGCTTTCACTTCTCTGGTCCTAGATATCGGACTTGGTATATCCCTTAGCCAATCTGTTGGAGCCTTCATGTGTTAATCTCAAAACCGAATGTTCGAAAATTCTCCGCTGTACAGCGTACCTTTACTAGGAACTCTGATACAGATACATCTGTTTCCGTCGATCTTGGTTCTTTAACCTGGACCGATAAGAGGGGCGATGTGGCGAATCCGAACTGGCGTGATGAGGTGAAACGTCATGTTGGGGCTACTACTCCCTGTTCGGGAGAAGTCTATAAGTTCGAAGGGCACACTAGTGGTCTCGTAGAGACTACTCTAAAACGGATACTTCCGGGTGTACCTTACGAAAAGGTAACGAGGCGTCATGTCGGAGATTTACTCTCCGCCAATGACTTATCTCCGTTCTCTTTTTACTCGAATCCAACGATGAAATCAAGGGTTGGTAACGTAGCTGTGGCTGGGTTCCTTAATAAATGCGCCGACGCGCGCCGCCAGTTAGAAGGCGGTGTGTTTGTCGGTGAGATTAAGGAGGCCCTTCATCAAGTCACACATCCGGGGAAGGCTTTCCGTAAGCTTCTAAATGAGTATGTGCGTGACGCCCGTAGGCGTACGCGCTCATTAAAGCGAACTGGGAACCGTATCGATCCGTCTCGCATCAGTGATGCGAATAAGATCGTCTCGGATACTTGGCTTGAGTGGTCCTTCGGTGCTAAACCTCTGTTATCTGATGTTAAGTCAGGTGCAGAGGCGCTCGCAGAACTACTCACTCGCACCTTTGATGTCAAAGATGTGAGATATATTGCGCAAGAAGAAGAGGATACAACACCCTCTTCGAAGGCTGCGTACACAGGCGCTTTTAACCTGTTTACTATCTATGCCTTCCATCAGCAAGAAATTGCTAAGGTCTTGTGCCGCATAGTTGGCCAAGTTAAGATTGAGGTTACAAATCCAATCACGATGGCCAGAGAAGTCCTGGGTTTTGCCCCGGGCGACTTTGTACCTACCGTGTATAATTTGATACCTTACTCTTTCCTGTTAGACTACTTCACCAATATGGGTGATGTCATACAGGCGTGGTCGTTTCCAAGTGAGAAACTCGCTTGGTTCAACCGTACTTATAGGGTTACTCGAACCCGAAAGGTTAACGGTCAATTTCTGAAAGTCTTTAACAACGACTCTCATTATACCACTGACTTTACCATAGCTCCGCCTATAAAGGTTACGTTAAGCTCAACGAGATTTGACCGGGACTCAACGAATCTGGGATTACCAACCTTGGTTTTCCAGATTCCAGGTTTCAGCACTAAATGGCTGAATATCGCGGGTCTCGCTCATATGCGCTTTTTGTAACTTATTCCTTAACTTCCTCTTAGTGAGTAAAATCACATGTCAATTGCCCTCACCTCACCAGTAACAGGCGCTGCCCAAACTGGTTTTACTACTCCCACCTATACGGTGGTTGCCGATACTGCACCGACTTCGTCCGGGAAGCAGTGGGCTGTTACCGCCCTTGGCGGTACACAGACCAATGTCCGTACGCATTCGGCCAGCGATCCGTTCACCATTACGTTTGAGCGTCCTTCTAATGTTAGAAGTGCGCCCATTCCTAATCCGGTAACGGGTGTGATCGGCAATGTGCCCCGAAACACCTACAAGACTCGCGTCCGTAAGGGCGTGATTCCTGTTGCGGGACAGACCCCTCAAGTAATGCTGCAGACGGGCGTCTTCGACGTTCCGGCTGGAGCTGACTTGGCGGATCCATCCAATGTTCGGGCTGGTACGTCGCTCTTCATTGGAGCGTTGAATCAGCAATCTGCTGGATGGGGCGACACGCTCAATTCGGCCGTGATCTAAGTAGATCCGTACACAGTTGAACTTGTTGTCCTACCTGGAGGCTATATGTCCATTAAAGTTGCGATTCTCGTTTCTGACTCGCCACCGCCATGCGAATGGGCGAAGTTCTCTGATCAGGTTCTTTCTAAGAGCCTCGATTGGAACCTCGTTACAGTCACACCGACGGATCGGCGATCAGTCATCGAAGCTGCAACAGGATACGTAGAGCAGAGCCATGAGACAGCGATTTGGAGTTACGAAGTATCTCCTATCATGCTCATTGACGACCTGCTCAACGTATTAAGGGATATAGCCTGTATGGGATATCCAGTTGCGGTTGCTCATTCATGGGTTGGTGCCCATTCTGGGCTCAACTCAGACCCGATTCACTTCTGCTATGATGCCAACACAGATCAATGGGAATTAACAACTCCTAAAGAGATGCTAGCATTCTGGCAGAAAAGTCAGGTTTTTTCGTACTTGTAACTAGGAGTAGAACCATATGGGTATTAACCCTGTAGCTCTTTTCTCTGATCTTCAATCTGACCTGCAGTCTCATATTACTAATGAGATAGCTAATGCCGCCGCTTCGAATATGATGAACTCGTTCTACAAGAAATTTGTAGACAACGAGAAGTCAGACGCGGAGCTTAAAGCATTCGCAAAGTTCTCACATAGCAATTCGCTGTGTAAGGATTGGCAGTGGCCAAGTGACCCGGAGTCTTCCGTTTTCATGGAGGAGCTTAAAAGCACCTTATGGAAGTGGGAGAGCTCGGTGGGTATTGGGTGCCTCTCGTTCGGTCATTTATTTGATCGATTAAGAGTGGGACCTGGTGCGGCACTGGGAGCGCGTGGAGCCGACTTTTATACAAAAATCGGTGACAGCCCTCTGACATGCACTCGACCTTCGTTGGGAGCGATTTATCGTCGCTCGGCTAGTGTGTACCCGTTATGGAATAGAACTGAGCTAGGTCGCTCAGCCATACACGGTGACCCTCAAACCGTTGAAGGTAATACCTTGTCCTTTGTTCCTAAGACGGACGAGATTAAACGATCAATATGTGTCGAGCCATCCATCAACATGATGTATGAGCTTGCCCTCGGTTCTTTTATCGAATCCGGCCTCCTCAAGGAGTACGGTATCGATCTGGCTATCCAGCCTGACAAGAATCGAGAACTTGCTCGAATAGGCAGCGTCACGGGATCATTTGGCACTATCGATCTCGAAAGTGCGAGTGACTCTCTATCGCTATCTATGGTGAAAGGACTACTCCCGAGGACCTTTTGGGCCCTTTTGGAGTATCTCCGCTCACCTACTACCTCTTATAAAAGAGAGAGTATAGAGTTGCATATGGTGTCAACGATGGGAAACGGTTTTACGTTCCCATTACAGACCCTGCTGTTTGCAGGTGTTGTCATTACTACCGCCCGGATGCTTGGGATTTCCCTTAGCTTTCCCCGGGGTAGACTTGGCAATTGGGGTGTCTTTGGTGACGACATAATTGTGCCTACAGTAATGTATGACGCAGTTGTGTCCCACCTTCAGATCCTTGGTTTTCGAGTCAACAGTAGTAAGTCCTTTAATACAGGACCGTTCAGAGAGTCTTGCGGTCATGATTACTATCGTGGCCATAATATACGGGGAGTGTACGTTAAGTCACTCGAAACCGTGCAGGACCGCTTTGTTCTTGTTAATCGTCTACTTGACTGGTCTGCGCGCACCATGATTGGTGTTCCGCAGGTCTATCAGGCTCTTCTTTCTTCTGTGCCGGATACCCCGGTGCCGTTGGGAGAAAACGACGATGCGGGCGTTAGGATTCCCTACGTTTACCTAAAAAACAGACGTCGCAACAAAAGCTGCCAAAGTATCGCTTACAAGCGATTCGTTAGCCGTCCAGTTGCTATGCTGTTTAAGGATGACGTGATCCTGACTCCTAAGGGAGTGAAGAAGAGGCATCTTTTACCGGATGCTTCTTATCTAGCTCTCTTGCAAGGAAGTCTAAGGGGTAGTCGTATTCCAATCAGGCTTGATTGGGTACGATATACCAAGAGGACCGGCATTAGTCCCAACTGGGATTATATGCCAATGGGGCGTGGCTTCTGTGGCCACGTTGGGCTTGGGCAGTTGGAAACTGCCTTCCTACTTAACTCTGGTGAGTAAGTAGGAAAGTCCTGGGGTCGGAGGACCCTTCCTGGAG